GTAATCAGACAGTTCCCGTGGAGCGAGGAGGAGGCATTCCGAGACTCAACGAAGTCATCACACTTCAACGTGGGCAAGATATACGAGCAGTTGCAGCATAACAGGGAGATGTACCCAAGCCCAGTCGTAAAGGGTAACTTCGTATGGAAGGACGGTAAGCCCGACAGCGAGGTGCTATGGAACCCAGACTCCAACGGAAGATGGCTAGTGACGTGGCTACCACCCGACGATATCCGAAATAAACGAAAGCAGGAGTTCGGTAAGGTATTCCCAGCCAATGACCACCTCGGTACTGGCGGTGTCGACTCCTATGACCTCGACAATACGATGGATGGTAGGGGCTCTAAGGGTGCGTGTCACCTGTACAACAAGTTCAATATGAGCTACCCGAGCAATATGTTCGTAGCCGAGTATGCCAACCGCCCGCCACTAGCTAGAATCTTCTATGAGGACGTGCTGATGGCTGCGGTGTTCTACGGATATCCGCTGCTGATAGAGAACAACAAGTACGGTATAGTGCGCTACTTCGAGTCGCGCGGATACGACGGGTATATTATGGATAGGCCAGAACATCTAAAGGCTCCAGGCTCCAGCTCCAACGTGAAGACTAAGGGTATACCATCCAACTCGCAGGACGTGATACAGGCCCACGCACAGGCAATCGAAGCATTCGTCCACGAGCACGTCGGTATGAACGCGGAGACTGGCGATTACGGAAGGATGTATCTCGACAGGACCCTTGAGGACTGGATTGGATACAGGATGGACGACAGAACAAAGTTTGACTTGACCATCAGTTCGGGGCTGGCGTTGCTTGCCGCACAGAGGGTTAAGCAGGAGAGAAAGACGGCGGATATGTCAAGTAAAGTGTTCCTCAGACGGTTCAAGGATATAACTCGCTAACCAACAACATATTATTGGGTATATTTGCACATAAACTGGGGATAAAGAATAGGTATGGAAAGCAATAACAAGCAGGGGAACTTCCCTGACCCGCTAGCATCTCCCGAGGCTAAGGCCGCAAAGTCCTACGGACTGAAGTACGCCAGAGCCATCGAGTCGCAGTGGGGACATACGGACGACCACGGCAGCATCTTTAGGAAGCGCCTGGACGAGTTCGAACGCTACCGCGACTACGCCAACGGCACACAAGACACGAAGATTTACAAGCAGATACTCAATTCGCTGGACCCGAACAACGGTGACGGCTCACTGCTTAACATCGACTGGTCACCCGTACCCATCATCCCTAAGTTCGTTAAGATTGTCGTAAACAAGATTCTATCTAAGAATCCATACCCCAACGTGGAGGCAATCGACCCATTGAGCATCACCGAGAAGGAGCGCAAGAAGGCCGAGCTTAAGTTCAACGTGGAGAACAAGGAGATGCTCCAGCAGGCTAAGATGGCAGGCATCGAGGTAGGCGCTGAGATTGAGAAGATTCCAGACACCCCTGAGGAGGCGGAGATTTTCCTTGAGTCTAACATTAAGACCAACGCTGAGATTGCGGCTCAGATTGCTGCTAACCTCACCCTTGAGTGGAACGAATACAACCACACCGTACACCGTCGTGCCGTCACGGACCTCGTAAGCGTGGGTATGGGCGTTACGAAGAATGACTATGACCCCAACTATGGACTAGTTACAAAGTACGTCGACCCAGCATACTTCATCCACTCGTACACCGAGGACCCTCTGATGAATGACCTCACCTACGCGGGGCACATCAAGCGCATCACCATCTCTGAGTTACGCCGCCTAGCTGGTGACGACTTCACCGAGGAGGAGTACCGCCAGATGGCTACCAACGTGCAGAACAAGTACGCCAACGACCCCAACAAGCTGTCGCACTCATACTACGACAGAAACCTTCAGCGCACCATCTTCGGATACGACGAGTACATCGTTGAGGTTATGGACTTCGAGTTCCTATCGGTTGATGATGTGTTCTACGAGTCTAAGGAGTCTCGCTTCGGTAACGTAGGATTCTACTACAAGGGTATGATGTATCAGCCACCCAAGGAGTCTGTGTTCGACCGCAAGCCCATCCGTATGTCATTCGTTACCCTCTACGGAGGTAGCTACATCATAGGAACGAACAAGATGTACGGTTATGGTATGAAGAACAACCAGCCTAGAAACATCCACGACATCACCAGAACCCGCCTGTCGTACAGCGCCGTGGCGGTGAATATGCGTCGGATGATTCCTAAGTCTATGGTTAGTGGTATCGTAGGATTCGCAGACCAACTGCAGATTACACACCTAAAGATTCAGCAGTCCATCGCCAAGGCTAAGCCTGACGGACTCATCATCGATATCGAAGGACTGGAGAATGTACAACTCGGGCAGGGAGGCGAACTCCAACCGCTCGAAATCCAAGACATCTACGAGCAGACGGGTATCTTCTACTACCGTTCTAAGAACCCTGAGGGAGGATTCCAGAACCCACCTATTCGTGAGATTGGCAACGCCATCCGCAACATCGAGGCGTACGTAAATACGTACAATCACTACCTGCGTATGATTCGCGACGCTACGGGAATCAACGAGGTCGTCGACGCATCAACCCCGAAGGGAGACGCACTTGTGGGCGTACGTCAGCAGGCTATCGAGGCTTCAAACAACGCCACGTACGACATTACCCACGCATCTATGATGCTCTACAAGAAGGTGGTCGAGTACATCGTTAAGTGCGTACAGATTATGCCGTCACAGTCGGTAATCTACCGCGTGTACGAGAACGCCATCGGTAAGTCTAATATGGACGTACTCGCATCGTTCAAGGACCTGCCTATGTACAACTTCGGTGTACGCGTGGTGCCTGAGATGTCCGATATGGACAAGGCATACCTTGAGGCTAACATCCAGCAGTCGCTCGCTCAGGGTGAGATTGACCTGGAGGATGCTATGGCAATCCGCCGCCTTAAGGACGTTGACCAAGCGGAGCAGCTCCTGATTGTACGCCGTAAGAAGCGCATCAAACAGAAGCAAGACATCGCTGCCCAGAACAGCCAGATGCAGGCTCAGATGAATCAGCAGACGGCGCAGGCATCGGCACAGGCTGAGGCTCAGACTGAGCAGGTTAAGGCATCACTTGAGCTCGAGAAGATGAAGTTGGAGGCTACGATTAAACTAGACCTACTCGAGAGAGAGTACGCGCTCAAGATTGATTTGGCTAAGGCAGAAGCTGTGGCGCGTATGGAGGTCAATCAGGAAGATAGAAACTTCAGGATGGACGTAGAGAGCAAGCGTGAGCAAGCGAAGGACGAACGTGTGAAGAAGCAAGCGGTTGAGCAGTCTAAGCTCATCTCACAACGCAAGGGCGAACGTGGGGAGCTGACGGCTGAGGAGACTGACCTTATGTCGCAAATTCTTGGCAACCAATAAGTTGGTATATTTGCATTATGGCAGCCCAGATTAACTTAGATACCGCACAGAGAGTAGATATCACCTGCAGAAAGGGTGACTCATTCCGTCTTGAGCTCACGTTCAAGGACGACACTGGTGCCGTACTCAACCTCACTGGATACACCTGGAAGCTCGACGTTAGGGAGACCGATACGTCGTCATCTGCAATACTTGAGGACGATGTGTTCACCTACAGCGGAACCACTGGCGGTGTCCTTACAATCACGGCACCACCTGCTACTATGGCTGGTGTAGGCGGAGGAATCTATGTCTATGACCTACAGAGCACTAACTCTGGAGCTGTGAAGACCTGGTTGTATGGAATCTTCAAAGTAAACGAGGACGTTACGTTATGAGTGATATAACCATCAACAGCGGCGAACAGATTAACGTAAGCGTACAGCAGCCGACCGTACAGACCACCATCGTTGTCCCTAGACCTACCACGTCCCTGTCAATCAAGGGTGTTACTGGCGGCGGAGGTGACGCTCACTTCGTATATGAGCAGAATATGCCATCAGCAACCTGGCAGGTCACGCATAACCTAGGCAAGAAACCATCGGTTGTTGTCGTTGACACCACAGAAAACACAGTCGTTGGAGATATCCAATATACATCCCTTAACACACTAACCATAACCTTTGTCGACTCTTTTAGCGGGAAGGCATACCTAAACTAAGAATGATATGGCACTGAGTCATTTAGTTTCGCTTCAGCTCAACGGATATCCCGTATTAGGTCTTCGTCCTGAGCACTTATCTACAGTTCAGATTACTGCGCTCAGCGGTGGTTCGCTGTACACTGGTAGAATCGTATACGACTCTACGGTAAACAAAGTAAAATACTACGATGGTACCGCCTGGCACGATATCACTGGTGACATCCGCAGCGTAACCGCTGGCCTGGGTCTTACTGGCGGTGGAGACAATGGCGAGATTACCATCAGCGTAGCTTCTAGTATCGCTGGTAACGGTTTGACTTGGGACGGCACTGGTACTGGCGTACTTAACGTCGGAACGAGTGACGGTCTTGAAATCACTGG